TGCATCCTCAGTCCAGTCCACGCCTCCGCTGTCCTGGCCATACGTACCCGCCGTCCCGTCTGTGCGGTTGAGTATCTTCACGCGCTTGTCGCGCAGTTCGCTTGCATATCCTGTCATAATCTATATGAAATTACGAATTCTTCCTATTTCCGGATGTTGTCCTTTTGGAATGACAAAATACCATCCGTCCACAACTTTTCCGCTGTACAAAATTTCGCACACCATATCCTGTGAGCTGCAAGCAATTACTTTTCCGACAGTGAAATCTTCCTCGATAGCATAACCTGTGACATAACTGTAGACCAACAGCCCATCGGTCAGGCTTTCACCAATGTTCTCACCGATACTCTCATCTGTACACCCGTCAGGATTTAATGCAGGTGCTTGACTATTGAACGGAACACCCCAGTTGTTTTCGTCTACGTCCCAAATTTGAACAGCTGTGTTTGCATAAGGTCTTCCTACAAGAACAGTCATTCCGTCATGTACGAATCCAAGGTAATTGCCTCCGTCATTGACAAGCACAAAGTACGGCTTCGGCTTGTCCTGCTTCTCGTCAAGCATGGCATCAAGCTCTTCGCGTGTTGGCAGATCAGCAGCCTTGTTGAGTAAGGCCTGAATCTCGCTGCCAGTCTGACCGAACTTGTAACGTTGCTCATCACGGTCGTAGAGGGCTCCTGCCTGCATGCCGCCACCGCTGGTCAGCTTCATATAAGGCTTGACGAGCAAGTCAAACGAATAAGGCACGATCGATAGGTTTGCCTGCGTCACAGGGCTGCGCTGCGTGTAACTAAGTTCAACGAGCTGAAGCGATGCAACCATAATCGGTGCCGGCACGTCACCATATTCAGCCACCATTGCGTCATAGCTGGTGTTGCATATATTGAGCACCACATCCTCAGCAGCGTTTCCGTACACTTCGAGTATCGCATCACTGACATTAAAGTCGATGCGCGAGTGCATCTTTATATATTCCAGTGTCAGCCATTTCATGCCTCTGCTCCTTCCTCGGCACCCTCGCCGCTGCTAACTGTGTCCTGCGGTTTAGCCGCAGGAGTCCCGCCACTCAGCTTCTCACTTCCCAGCACTGCCAGGTTAGTACTCAGATATATCGTGTCACCACCTTCCACGCTCGGCCTGTCATACTGCGCACGAATCTCGTTTACCGTAGCCGCGCCTGTCTGCAACATCAGCTGGTCGACCTTTGCCTGTGCCTCCCTGTCGAGTCTCATGATAGGCTGCTCACACATGTGGATGCGACGCTTGCCGAAGTCACCACGCGCCAGCAGCTTGCGGTTCAGCTCTTGTTCCATCTCCAGTATGTCAGCCTGCACAGTGTTGGTGTAGAACTCCATTCGCGCATTGACATACGTCGTATAGTGTGAGTTGGTGTCGAGCATGAGCATCGGCCTCGGAGTACCGAAAAACCTAGCCACGTCATCCATGCCCATGTTCATGTGCTCCATCAGCTGCATGTCCTGCGCGGTCATGCTGATGTTGTGAAGCGTCGAGAGACCTCTGATTCCAACCACGTCCTGCTGATATACCTTTTCGTTGATCTCGGCTGCATATTTGTCAATCTGATCTTTGTTCATCAGTCCGTATGCCAGTGTGCCGATGCCGTTGGCTGGCTTCTCCTCACCGATGATCAGCTTCATGCGCCCACCCTTGGCAGCCGTCTCGAGGCTCTGGTTGGTCTCGGTCTTGACCAGCGACAGCGTGTCGTAAGCATACTGCAAGGTCGATATACCCCAGAATCCGTCATATCGCCTGTATGTGTTAGGGAAGTGGAGCACGTCGCGTTTGGGGGCATCCACACGGAAACGTTCACCGGTGTCGCTCAGGTATGTCAGAGCGTATGTTCCGGTTACCTGGTTATAGCCTCCACACTCTGCCAGCCATAGGGCCACGGGCATGTCGGTCTCGCGGCTGCGTTCTATGTACACAAACGCATTGCCCATCATCAGACGTCGGATGACTACCTGCTCAATGAGGCTTGCTGCCGACGTGATAGGATTTGGCTCTACCTGTAGGAGGTAGTTCATCTCTCTGCCGTCACCCCACATGGAAGGCACAAAGTTGCCGCCGCCAGGGTTCATCTTCTGGTACTGGATGGCAAACTGAGCCTCAGTCTTAGCCCTGAGTTCGACGGCACGATACACAGCCGAAACAGTCAGAGCCAGCTCCTGCGACCTCACCCTGATAATCTTCTCGTCGAACGAACCGCCTGTAGCGGGCTTGTTCGACGGATCATCAGGGTCAGTCGTCGAAGGCACTCCTGTCTGCACGCCTCCTACGTCGCGTTTCTGAAACCATGTCTTAAAAAAGTTATCCATGCTCTTTCTTGTTTTTATATATGTCTTTTCCCTTCGCACAAAATCCCGCATCAGGTTTACCGTCCAGTATGTTGCAATGTCATTGCAACACAAAAAAAGGGAGCCGCTGCTCCCTCACAAAAAAATCATAACTAACTAAACCCAACATTTGAGAAAAGATGCTAAATCAATAAATCGTTAAATCATTAAAAACTGTTATAAACCGCGATATTCCGATGTCGCATCGAAACTCGGGCATGCCTTGCGGGCAAAGTCACGATGCCCGTATATCTTCACTCCTGGATATACTGCCTTGAGCATTTTCAGCAGTTTGACGAGTGCGTCCTTCTGTCTGGCCGTCCTCGTGTCCTTCGGTGTGAGCTTTCCGTCGTTGGCACAGCCGCCCACATAACACACACCTATCGAGCATGCGTTATGCCCGGTGCAGTGTGCTCCGCTGATGTCCACGTCACGTCCTGGCTCAATCCTTCCGTCCAAGTGCACCACATAATGATACCCAATGTCTGAGAATCCACGCGCCTTGTGCCACTTGCGAATCTCAGCCACTGAGCACTCCCTTCCCTCCGGCGTAGCCGTGCAATGCACAATGATCTCCGTCACACGCCTCTTCGTCTTCTTCACCGTCAGAGTGCCTTGCGGTTCCTCCGCAAGGAGAGCAGCCATCGTCTTGTCCCCTACGATACCATCCACCTTCAGCCCCTTCTCGGCCTGAAAAGCCCTGACGGCCTCCTCAGTAAGCTGTCCGAATATCCCGTCAGGGTAGAGGTGCAATGCCCGCTGTATCTTCTTAACGCCTTCTCCGCGTGATCCTCTTTTATATGTCATAGTCGTACAATTCAAAGGTCTTTCATACTGAGCGGCTCGATGTCCTTCGGCTGTGACACGTCAGTCGCCTCGCTTTCCGAGATTTGAGCGAGCACTCTTATGGCACACCCTGCCCGGTAGCAAAGAAAAGGGCGCATCATCTCCACCATTCTGCCGTTCCTGGCCACCTCACGTTGCAGTTGTCTAACCTTCTCATCCAGGTCGTCCTGATGCTTGCGCAGGTCGTCACGCTCTTCACGCAGATGCTTGCGGTCTTCCTTCAGTTCCTGGATGTAGGCCTTCTGTTCTTCTCGGTCAGCCTTGACATCGTTGATAAGTTGCTGATAGACATCCTGCACCTCTTTTGCAGCAGATGCCTCGCTTTGCTCTGCCTCAGCCTTCTCCTTGCGCTTCTGGTATCGGTAGGTGAACCACCCACCGATGCCGCCACCGCCTGCAAGCAAACCGATGATGCTGATAATCGCTTCAAATGATATGTCCATTTCCTTATTATGTTTTTAACTAGTGTGTACGTTCATCCAAGGTGTCGCTGCCTGCATGCCTTCCTGCACATGTCCCGATACGCTCATACTCAGCTGTACCTCGTTGATGGCATCAGCCACAACGTCGAGAGCAGCAACGTAGAATGTGTAGGTCTGACCGGCCGCCAACGTGAACGTGTTGACGTTGGTCGACGGGTGATCCTGACAGTTACTGTTAGGGCCTATGATTTGCGCAACGGCTGAGATCGACGTGCCTGTGTTGAGTCGCAGAGTGACGAGTGCAGCCGATATGTTAGGCACATTCACGCTGCCTACGACTGCCGTGAGCTTCAGCACAACGCCGTTTCCGTCAGGTGCCACGCATGTACGAGGCGTTTCCTGACCGTAGACATCGTATGATGACGGAGCTGCAAGCAGCGTCGACCAGTAGCTGGCTGACTCTTGCCTGAAGTCAAACGTGTTGAGACTCTGCGATCCAAGACCTCTCACTGCACCGATGCCGACAAGTGTCATCGTGGCAAATATCGACTGCAAGTGAGCCTTGATCTGAATGTGGTCGTAGAGCATGTTTCCAGTTGGAAGAGGAAGGAACCCGACCACGTTTGACCATGTATGCTGTGCTCCGGATGCAAATGCAACCAGGCAGAAATACAAGTCCCATGTATTTCCGCTTGCTAAATCGTCAGCCTCGATGGGTATGTGTATATCAATGCCGTCAGTGCCTACGCATTCTGCAATGCTTTCTGCGCTGAATGCTTCGCCCATCGGCTCCACGTCCTCAATGTTGCCAGTTCCGTTCCATACCGCACAAAGATACATATCACCCAGCGACACGCCACCGAACGACCATCCTGCCATATCCTCGAACGTGAGCGACTTGTCATTCTCCGTCGCAAGAAACGGAATGTAGAAGTCAATGATGCGCTGCTGGCTGTACAGCTCAATGTTTTGCTTCCAGTTTGTATAGATGAACGGTATGGCGTTGTGGTTGTAGTTGGCAAAGTCAGTCAGTCGGCCAACGGTCGACGGCTTGATGTGTTTCCACTGGTAGTGAGCGTTCAGGCCCGCCACCTGCTGATAGCTGTCGCTGCCATACTGCGTGAGCGCACTCAGCGGAATGAGACCGGAAACGGGCAGGTTATCGTCGTCAAACACACCGACACCCCAGTTGCCGTCAAGCGTCTTGAACGTATCCTGAGCGGGAATGCCAGGCCCAGGCAGCACCAGCGGCTTCACCACGGGCACACTGGGACGCGGCTCCACGGGCTTGCACTTGCTCCACTTGTTGACGTTATCAGCCAGGCACAGCGTCTTCACGTCCGGGCTGGTGTTCGACAAAGCACGCTGCACGTCATAGACGCTGACAGGTGCGGTGACTATACCATTGTTATATGCCATTTTCTACCTCCTTTTTCTTCAGGCAGGCGATGCTGCCTGTGGTTTCCAGATTACCGTCGAGCACATATGACTTCTTCTCGTCGTCGTAGGTGAACGGATGCTCCACGGGTGCATACTTGATCACGGTCGTGACCTCCTTCTCCACACGACGGCGGCTGATGGAGATGCCTATCCCCACGCCGCTCATCACGATGGCTATGACAGAAAGAATGATTGCTACCATAGCGTTACTCTCCTTTCATCGCCTTGCAGATAGCCTCACGCGCAACATAGCTGTAACCGGCAATGATGCGCTTGACTGCCTCTACGTCTTTTTCATTAATCTCTACCTCGCCGTCGGCAAAATAGATGTGCTTGCCTAGCTCACACTCTTCGATGTTCTGCCCCTGCATGTAAAGCTGGTTACCAATCTGCTTTGAAAAGTCAGCCACCACGTCATTTCCCTCGATGTCCTTCAGGACGATTTGCTTGAAATTTACTTTTGTCATAGTTCTC